CTTGATGGCCTGAAAAATCTCGTTGGTCATTTTCGCCCTGGCTTCTATCATCGGAAGGTCGACCACAGCCCCGTCAATGCCAAATTCTCTGTCCAGGGGTATTGAGTATTTCACTGTGCTGATTATAGTAGCCACATTCTGCAGTACCTCCTCCACGACATTTGCCGGGGCAAGGTTCACATTCTGGACATCATCAGCTTTAACTAGGTAAGCCATATTACAGACCTCCTAACAATGTTGCCGCCGTATTATAATTACGGCCATACTTATCAATTTGTGTTTTCTCCTCAATGTAGTTGCTGTCGTCATATTCCTTAAGGGATATATCAGCAGTACACTGAATGAGATTACCATAGGCGTCATAGTAGGTCTCATCCTCAGACAGGCTGTCTATGCGCCAGTAGTTCTGGGTAACAGGCTTGCCACCTATAATCAGTGGGAACACCTTGCCCGTGTCTCTCATTTCGCGGAGTTTCCGGAGCTGTTCATCCGGATCCACGCCATGATACTTTATGAGATGCAACTTGAAACTGACTGTCTCGAGATTCTGCCCGACAAACTGTGATACTGGCTTATTAAGCACAACATCATGCTCAGCCCATCTTGCAGAGCCGGAGCGTTTGAACTTTGCCGGAGTCAGCAAATATGAATCAGAGGAGAAAAATACAATATCTCCCATATAGCCGATATACATAATTCATCATCCTCCTATAAACACATTTCCGCTGCCCTCAGCGGCTGAACCGCCACAGCTGACAGCATCTCCTATTCTTGCCGCCCCTCTGCCATTTACGAACACTGTGCCGGATGCAGAGGCAACAACACCGCTATGGGGCGGATGCACATCGCAACCATGAGGCGTGTATGAGTCATTTAGTCGCCCCTGTCCTTGGCCATTGGTTATGACATTGGAGCTGGCAGTGGCAAGAGGTGTAGGCGGACACGCGTCATGACCTGTATTGTTATCACCAAGTCTATGTGCAGCAGGCACGCTCCCACCTCCTCAGTTAAGGTTGATATTGCCGCCTGAGGTAATGGTTACATCACCTGCGGCATGAATCTCGATGTTTCCTCCCGAGGCCCTTATATAGGAGCCGTCGGCATAATGGACACTCCGTGTCCCTGGGTCGCTCTCAACAGGCTTGTCTGCTGCACTGTAAAAGGCCCCAAGGACAAACCCTGTCCCTGTGCCCTTGCCACTGTAGTTTGGCAGAAGCAGGCAGAGAACTTGGTCGTCAATACCAGGAAGCCAGAAGTCTTTGGTGCTTACTGTACCTCTCTGCAGTACCATCAACTCCCCGGTAACCTTATTGTCCTTGTCCTTGCGGGTAACACGGACGGTGCCCTCTGAGGCATTTACCGATGTAACCACGCCCACAAAGAACATGTTTTCAAGTACCGTCTTGGTACCGGAATCAATAGCCATTCAGGCACCTCCTAAGTTCAACAGAAGTAGAAAAGTCGCCGCCAATATTATGAGTAGCTTTAGTAACAAGGTACTTACCATCATCAAAAACTCCAAAACCAACAAGCTTCACGATAACACCCGCAACAAGATTTACATTGCCATAGGTGTTGAGGCTTCCGCTGATTTCTTCCTTGTTCTTTTCACGGAGCTTTTTCTTGGCAAGTCTTTCGGCCTCAGCCACATCCTCCACCTGCTCAGATATCTCAAGTATCTGTCCGCTCTTTTTGTTGGGGTCCGTGTAGGTCGTTTCAATTACCTTCTTGTCCTTGGCCTTCTGGTACTTAACATGGCATTTCCAGTAAACATCCCGTGTCTTTGCCCGTAAGCTCCAGCCCGTAAGCTGGTTAATAATAACAGGTATCTCACTCGAATCAGGTTTAGTACCTGGGCGGATAACAGCCAGGGTAGGCTCACCCTTCTCCAGCTTCATCTCGTCAAAAATGATTATCTTATCGGGGTCAATTTTCAGAGAGAATCCTGCATCCTTGGTAACCTTTTCAAGGAATGCAAGGTCTGACTCATCGGACTGCTCAACATGATCCAGATTAGGGTTCTCGTCACAGTCCCAATAAAGGTCAATGTCGTTTTCCCAGCAGATATCATTGGCACACTTCCATATCGATATCTTCTCCCAGGTGCGGTTCTTCTTCATACCTCTGAGAGGTGTATCCTGCAGCACACTGGTAGCTTTTATCTGTACAACACTTGGTGACCCTTGTATTTCAATTTCATCTATCTGGAACTTACCAAAAGGAAGTGTTTTCTCACCTTCCATAAGGTTGGTCCAGTTATATGTATGCAGGGTAATATCGAGCATGGCACCCGTAGAAGGGAACCAGGCATCTGACCATAACCCCGCCTTATCCTCAAGGGATAAAGTCACATCATCTGCCTGCCCTCCTATGTTATCCGTATAGGAGCAGGAAAGCAGATACTTGGCAAGGTCTTCTGATATATCCTTGGACTCCTTGGAGCCCTTTTCTGTATATTTGACAACAAGCCAGGCGCGTCGGGCGATTTTACCGCCCTCGGCACCCAACATGCTGCTTAGAGGGTTATATGCCATAATCATTTCCTCCATGGAGGAAGGGTTGTGGCTGAAACATCCGGAACATCAGGAACTACCAAAGTAATACCATGTGGGAATACAGCCACATCCTTATATTGCTCGTTGGCCTCGAGCAGATAATGAAGGTATCCTTCCTTGCCGTAGGTCTTGTAGGCTATCATGTCCCACATATCGCCCTGCACGGTTATATAGGTCTTACTCATAGGATAACCTCCTCTGTCTGCTCTGGAACTGCTTCATCATAGATTCAAATTCTCGCATCTTCTGATCAAGAAGCGCGGATATCTGCATCTGAGTATCCGGGCCTCCGCCATTTACTGTAATATTAGGAGCAAAGGTTATGGTATTGGAACCACTGGAAGGCTTTACTCCCAGCATTGCGCCCGTCTGCTCCCACAATCCCAGTGCCCTTTTGCTGCCATTGATAGGTATGGCGGCCTCAGGACTTTTTTCTGCGAAGGTGGTAAGGAAAGCACCCTGACCATATATACCGCCATCTGCATTTTGGGTGGCTGTCACACCTACAGAAAAGCCTGCAGAGAATTTTGCCTTGATTCCTTCCCATGCGCTGCCTATTGCATCAGATATTGCTCCCGGTAACTTATTAATCCAATCCATTACCGCGTTATAGGCATCACTTGCCCACTGCCTTGCCGCCTCTACAAACTGCGAACCAGCAGCGGCACACTTGCCCGGGAGCTCCATAAGGAACTCATAGGCGCTTGCCACTGTCTTGGATATCCATGCAGTTACCGTTGTGTAGGTTTCCTGCAGCCAGGAAAGAAGGAACAGCGCAAACTGTATCTCCATATCCCTGATATAGAAAGGCAGTTTAAAGAGGAACTGGGCGGCCGCTATAACAGCATTGCCTATAATGGCAGGAAGCTGTGTTGCATAGCCTACTATAAAACCTACTGCATAGGCTATATTTTGAGGTATGGACATTATGAAACTCGAAATAGTATTAAACGCATTAACCAAAAAGTCCTTAACAGCAGTGAAAGCACTGATAGCAGTTTCCTTTATCGCGTTCCACGCATTTATTACGGCTTCCCGGAAACCTTCATTGGTATTCCAGAGATAAACCAAAGCACCTATAAGTGCAATTACCGCCATGGCAACCAGCACAAAAGGATTCAATGCCATAACAGCATTAAGCACAGTTGTGTAGGCTGCTGTTATTTTAGAAGCAATTCCCAGACCGGTCATTGCTGTCTGCATAGTAGTTATAGTTGCTACAAATAACTGCCACTGGGCAACGGCCACATTGAAGGCCAGAATACCGAGGACTGCTGCACTGAGCGCCGCACCAATAGCAGTAATGGTAATAATAAGGTTCTGGTGTTCCTTTGCCCATTCACCAAAGGTGCCAGCTAGCTCCGCAGCCTTCTGGGCGATATCCGTAAGCGCCGGGAGAAAAGCAGTTCCAACAGCTATTGCCACACTCTCAAGAGCTGACTGCAGCTGGATAATGGAACCCTTGGCATTGGCGTTCATTGTCTGCGCCATTTGGGCGGCGGCACCATCCGCGTTATTTATGGAATTAGTAAGGTTCGCAAAATCACTTTCGCTGGCGTTCATTATTGCAAGCAGACCTGACATGGCCTCCTGTCCTGCAAGATTCTTTGCCAGTTCGGCCTGTTCCGCTTCACCAAGTCCTGCAAATGCTGCACGCATCTCCTGCATTGTCTGCATAAAAGGCTTCATGGTCCCGTCGGCGTTGGTAATAGATAAGCCTAATCTATCCATCGCCGTACCAGATTCCTTCGTTGGCGCAGCCAAACGCGCCATAATGGCTCGAAGTGATGTACCAGCCTGGTCTGCCTTGATACCAGCATTAGCCAAAAGGCCAGTAGCCACGGCAACATCTTCAAGAGTATATCCAAGAGAACCTGCAACAGGCGCTACATACTTGAATGTCTGGCCCATCATTTCTACATTGGTATTTGCATTTGACGATGCCGCAGCGAATACATCGGCCATGTG